GTCATGTTCACTTTGCCGGCGTCCACCGTGAAGGTTTCGGTGTAGAGGCGAAGTTCACCGATTTGGGCGGTCGTGCTCCCGGCGCTCGTCGCGTTCACCACGAGGGCGTACTTTTTGTAATCAGCCGGTGCATTCACCGTGAACGTCTTGAGGGTCGACGTCGTCTCAGCGGTCTCGCCACTCCAACTCGCCAGGGAGGTCCACGTCGTGCCGTTGTCGTTGGTGCCATAGATGGAGGCAGTACCGGGAAACGACGCCACAGTACCACCCGGAAGTAACGTCACGTGACGCAACACTGTCTTGTATGGGAACTCCACGGACAGCCATTCTCCAGAGACGGTTTGCGCACCGCCGAGGTCGACGGCACCATCGTACGCCCCAGTCGTTCCATTGTACGTGGCACCCGACGTCCACACCCCCGTAGACTTGTCGAAGGCGTTGTAGGCAGTACCGGTCGAAGAGGCGACCACATACTTCCCGTGACCACTCACCGTCGTCGTCGCCCCAGTCAACGCGCTTGGGGGTTGTTCCGAAACGATGGCCAATTTGTTACTGATGAGTCCACCCGAATCGAACATTTCACCAGTCGTCTTATCGTACGTCACCAAGTTCGACGCGACGGGAGCATTGCGGAGTGTTTTTATGTACGTGCTCGCACCACTTCCCACGATATTCACGTGACCGTCAAAGTTTATCGTGTCTCCCAATGTGACATTACTATTGATACCAACACCACCTTGAACAATCAAAGATCCCGACGTCGTGGTCGACGATGTCGATGCATTGGCGACTGTGACTGGTCCGTATAAATTTATAGGTAAAGCGTTCGCTGTATCGATGGCGAGTTGAGTATCATACGAACTGTTCATGGTGTGACCAATCTTGAAACCACTACCCTCGTCGTAATACACGGCCACGTTACTTTCATTCACGGCTCGTTTCATGAGAATACCAGTATCTCCTGTACCGATGCTGTCATTCGCCAATTCGATGATTGGATCTTTGACTGTGAGGTTTTCGGTATTGACAACCGTCGTCGTGCCCGCGACGACCATATTTCCAGTCACATTAATGTCAGTCGTTTGTATCTTACCTACGACGGTAAGTTTATTGTCTGCGGTATCATCCACATACACATTTGACCCAATATCAAGTGTATGTGTAGGGTTCGCATTTGAAATCCCAACTTTTCCAGGGAGTACCTGGATGTTCGTTGACATTGTTACTATTAATACACAAAAGATTTAACCGTATCATCCCCTATACTAATTGATTCTAACTTACCGTCTGGGGCTGATGAGAGATATTCGACGAATAAATCACATCCGTATGCCGTGGTACCTGTGATACTTGGTTCTAAGATGACCTTTGTCGGTGTGACACTCACCGCTGAATTCCATGGTTTTGAGTTTGTGTGTCCAAAGAGTGTCGTCGCGCTCGGAGCTATGTTCAAAGAAGATTCCGTGCCGTCCCTGGTACCCCCTTGAACGTTGAAGATCAACGTACTGACTTCTTCATTGCCGTGTGTGAGTTGAGCCGTGATCTTTGCGCAAAACACATTAGACACAAACGTGAACGCCACGTTCGAAAAGTTGGCTGTGACGGATGCATTACTGTACGAGTATCTCTTACACGCGTAACCGTCGCTGTTGGTAATCACACCACCGTACACTTCGAGAAGAGTTCTCGGAGACGTTGTCCCGATACCCACATTGGATGCCGCGACCAAAGATGTCGTCGGACCATTGAACTCTACCACACTCGTCGCGGTGTTGCCAACTTCTATCACATCATCGAGTCTATAACTCGGTAAAATTTCAATGGACCCCAAAGTTAATTTATTGGCGAGCACGTTACCAGTGATTGCCAAAACATTTGATGCGGTGTCGTTTATCGTGACGTTTGAACCGATTGTCAATGTGTGTGTGACATCCATTGTTTCGGTCATCATCATATCGGAATATATGTTGCCTCTGACCACCAAAACATTGGAACCCGTGTCTTCCACGTATAAATTGGAACCAACGTCTAATGTATGAATGACATTCACATTCGCGATACCGACGTTACTCGTCGTGACAAAGCCCGTCGTTTCATTCGTAAATTCAATGGTATTAGAAGTCACATTACCTGTTCTCGTGACCGCTTGAAGCGGGAACACCGTACCCAGAGTAATGGAGTCCAGGGTAATATTCTTCATGATTGCGTTGCCATTAATGCTGAGCTTGTATGCTTCGGTGTCTGTAAACCAGACATTAGAACCGATATCCAAAGTGTGAATCGGATTCACATTGGCGATACCTGTGTTGGAATATACGTTTGTCACGAAGGCGGTTGTCGTGTTATTAAAGATGACCGTATTAGACGTCACATTGCCATTCATGATGATGTCTTCGAACGTTGACGCGATGTTATCCAAGTAAGAACCATCACCGATGAACCTCGTCGCGACGACATTACCCGTCACGTTAATACTTGTTGCATCCATGTAAATGTTAGTCCCGACATCCAACATGTGGGTGGGATTCAGGTTGGCGATACCGGTGTTGGAGTACGCGTTTGTCACGAAGGCAGCTGTCGTGTTATTAAAGATGACAGTATTAGACGCCACATTGCCGTTCATGATGATGTCTTCGAACGTTGACGCGATGTTATCCAAGTAAGAACCATCACCAATGAATCTCGTAGCTACAACATTACCGGTAACATTCACACTCGTAGAGTCCATGTAAATGTTCGACCCCACGTCCAACATGTGGATGGGATTCAGGTTGGCGATACCGGTATTGGAGTACGCGTTTGTCACGAAGGCAGCCACTGTGTTATTAAAGATGACGGTATTAGACGTTGTGTTGCCGTTAACGATGATGTCTTCAAGAGTAGATGCGATGTTATCCAAGTAAGAACCATCACCAATGAACCTCGTAGCCACGACGTTTCCATCCACATTAATCACCCCTTCTTCCATGTAGATTTTAGACCCCACGTCCAACATGTGGATGGGATTCAAATTAGCGATACCAGTGTTGGAGTACGCATTTGTCACGAAGGCAGCCATTGTGTTGTCAAAGATGACGGTATTAGACGTTGTGTTACCATTTATGATGATGTCTTCCAGGGTAGACGCGATGTTATCCAAGTAAGAACCATCACCGATGAAACGCGTCGCGACGACATTACCGGTGACATTGATGCTCGTGGCATCCATGTAAATGTTATCCCCGATATCCAACATGTGGACCGGATTCAAATTAGCAATACCGGTGTTGGAGTATGTATTTGTCACGAAGGCCGCCGTTGTGTTATTGAAAATGACAGTATTTGACGTTGTGTTACCATTCACGATGATGTCTTCCAGGGTAGATGCGATGTTATCCAAGTAAGAACCATCACCGATGAACCGCGTCGCGACGACATTACCGGTGACATTCATGCTCGTGGCATCCATGTAAATGTTAGCCCCGACATCCAACATGTGAATAGGATTCAGGTTTGCGATACCCGTGTTCGATAATGCATTTGTTACCAAAGCAGCCGTTGTGTTATTAAAGATGACTGTGTTTGTCGTGGAATTTCCATGGTCAGTCACGACTTGAAGATCTACATTCGAGAGAAGTCCACCATCGCCGTAGTAGGCTCCACCACTACCGACTGTCATGTTGTTTTGCGTTTTGAGATGACCGATCACATTCACTGTTATTAAGTTACTCGTATCATCGAGAATACTATTATCCGTGACAGTGTTTTGAGTGTAGCCTATGGTGAATTCGTGTTCGTGATCATTGCCATCTTCTCCGTGATGAATGAGGCCAACGTTTTTACCTGGATGCTGCATGATAAAACCGACGTCGAGTGTGTGAGATACATTATTATTGGCGATACCGAACACGCGATCACTCACGACTAAGTTTTCTGCTTCGACTATGTACGAGTTACCGGTCACTGTTATGTTACCAGTGATTTCAACGTCGGATGCAATGACGGTCGACCCATTTGCCAAACTTATAGTCGAAGCTCTCAAGTATTGGTTGGAATCAACAACTGGAAAGTGACCCGCGGTAATACCTCGGATTATGGCATTCTTCCCCACGTCAATGTCACCAGACGTCTTAAGACTCGTTCCAGTATTTTGAAACTCTATTGTTTTTGAAGTTATGTTACTAGTCGCGGTGACTTGCTCCAGAGTTTGAAGTTTTGTAAGGAGATTTGTCGGTGCAATTTTTCGTAAATTGTTGTTTGCAGTATTCACATAGACGTATGGTGATGTCACCGTTTCGATGGGTGCGTTTGGAATATCATTCGAACGACCAACACCGGTGACGAATATGGTACCATTTGCAACACCACCTTGGATACACACACCAACGTTTTGTATTTGATCCCCAAGTCCGTATGGTTTAGAATTCATAAACCCACCCGCGACCACGTTACTCACGTAAATGGTTTGTCCGTTTGTAAACCCAATCGTACTGACATTTTGTACCTTCCCGTACGCCACCGCCATACCTGTTGCCCCAACGGCGAGATCTTCGTGTAACACACCGATCGCTGGCATCGTGGTGGTGGAATTAGCCTTCGCCAACGCAACGTTGGCTGTGTTCGAGTTGAATGAACCGGTGATGTACACGACGTTGCCTCTGTACATATCGATACCCGACCTATTTCGAACTCGTATGAAGTTATGAAGATTGTATTCATTCACCCACTTGTTTCCATCGTACACGAGCAATTGGTCTTCTGTGAGACCATCAATGGTGACACTATTCAATTGATCCAGTTTCAGATCAACATTCGAAGTGAGATCCGTCGTGAATGCCATCGTTGGGTTTGTAAATTGAATTGTATTGGACGTTGTATTTCCATGATCAGTCACGACTTGAAGTGTCAGATTTGAAAGAACACCACCGTCGCCGTGGTAGGTCGTCGCGTAAATGTTACCAGTGACATCAATCAGACCTTCTTCCATGTAAATATTAGAACCCACACTCAATAAATGCACCGGATTTGTGTTTGCGATACCGATATTAGACTCTGTGATCATTCGACCATAGACGTGAACATCTATCAAGTTCGATGTGTCGGGATCAATGTTAGCACCACTCGCATCACTCAATGTGTGAGCAATGATGAATTCGGACTCTGGATCTCTGTAGCCGATGGCCACATTAGAACCCGGTCGGTTCATGATGATACCCATATCGATGCCACCGGACACGTTATTGTTTGCTAATTCAATGATCGGATCATCGACGACCAAATTTTGTGTTTCTACGTAAGTTGTTTCACCTTGAATAAACATATTACCAGTCGCAACAATATCGCCAGCCACTGTGAGTTTGTTGGTGTCGTTATCATATGTAAAGTTTGGAGAGTCGACGAGATACTTGTTCGCGTTAACGTACGGAACTCGCCCGGGTGACAATGTGGTGACTTTCACGTCACGTGTCACGATATCTTTGGTGACTGTTAAATTGTTAGACATGTAAGCATTTTCAGTGACTGTCAAGTCTTGAATCACATAGGCATTTTCAGTGACCGTCAAATCCTTGGTCACATTCAAATTATTAGACACGTACACATTTTCAGTGACTGTCAAATCTTGAATCACATAGGCATCTTCGGTGACCGTCAAATTGTTAGACACGTAGACGTTTTCGGTGACTGTAAGATCTTTTAATACACGAACATCGTTATTAACGGTGAGATCTTTGGTCACCGTCAAATTGTTAGACACGTACACATTTTCGGTGACGGTTAAGTCTTGAATCACATAGGCATCTTCTTTGACAGTGAGATCCTTTGTGACCACCAAATTGTTGGAGACGTACACATTTTCAGTGACGGTTAAGTCTTGAATAACATAGGCATCTTCGGTGACCGTTAAATCCTTGGTGACATTCAAATTGTTAGACACGTACACATTTTCAGTGACTGTCAAATCTTGAATCACATAGGCATCTTCTTTGACAGTGAGATCCTTTGTGACATTCAAATTGTTGGAGACGTACACATTTTCAGTGACCGTCAAGTCTTGAATCACATAGGCATCTTCTTTGACAGTGAGATCCTTTGTGACATTCAAATTGTTGGAGACGTACACATTTTCAGTGACCGTCAAGTCTTGAATCACATAGGCATCTTCTTTGACAGTGAGATCCTTTGTGACCACCAAATTGTTAGACACGTACACATTTTCAGTGACCGTCAAGTCTTGAATGACGTATGCATCTTCGGTGACCGTCAAATCCTTGGTCACATTCAAATTGTTAGACACGTACACATTTTCAGTGACCGTCAAGTCTTGAATAACATAGGCATCTTCGGTGACCGTCAAATCCTTGGTCGCATACACATTGTCTGTCACAATTAAATTATTCGACACGTAGACATTGTCCATCACCACCAAGTGGCCATCCAAGTCCGTCGTACCTCGTACATAGAGAACATTCGCCGTCGTATCATTGACCCAAAGATTCGAACCAACATCCAATGTGTGCACCGGATTCGTATTTATCACGCCAACATTTGATTGGGTGACGAGATAACCATAGACATGAGCCGTGATTGGGTTCGCCGTATTGGCCGTAAAAGACGTGTGATCTGCCGACGATTGTGTGTGAGCAAATATGAGCTCGTCGTCCTTGTAGCCCACGACGACATTCGATCCTTGATGATCCAACATGATACCGACATCCGCCGTGGTATTTCCCTTCCCAACCTCTATGATCGCATCACTAATTCTAAGATTCTGTGATTCTATGACCGTTAATTGTCCTTTCACATCCAAATTACCTTGAATTTCTACACCACCGGTCACACCCAAAACAACTGATCCGGTATCATCGACCCAAAGATTGGAACCAACATCCAAAGTGTGTACGGGTGTCGAATTAGAAATGCCGACATTGCCAGTCGTAATCAAAGAATTCGGTCCCGTAAACTGTATGGTGCTCGTAAATACATTACCAATATTTGCGTAAAAGTCAACTACTCTAGCTACAATATTTGGTTCATCTATGTTTGTATTTACAATCTCTTTGGTTGCTGGATCGTAACCTAAAATTTTAGTATTACCACCAGGTGCCTCGCGTAGTGGTGTCATATAGAGGGATCCTGGTGTTCGAGCTGATATAGGGGCATTCGAAGCATTGATCACAATGGTATTGTCGGCCTGATCGTCGGTTGCATGTCTTCCCAACCTGACTTTCGTCGACCGATCAATAGTGCTCAAGTTCTTCACCATTTATATAAGTCTGCATTTTAATTGGCATAGAGAAGTCCCGCTACTCCATTCGATATCTTGAGTATGTTATAGTTTACTGCGTATATGGGATCTTTTATGGGTAGAGTCTCACTAAATATCTGCGCGCTATCTAAACGACTAAAGTTTAGTGTTCCTGTTGGTTGTAAAAGACTCGTTGTCAAACAAAAACAAAACAAGAAAAAGTCTGGAGACGTGACAAAGTTTGTGTGGTAGTAATTCATCACTTCAATGAAGTGAGGTCTGGCCCACTTGTAACCATCTATATCGACACCATTGATCGTCACCTTGACCTTGTTATCGTATGATGTGAGCGCGCTATAATCACTTGTGTTTGAGCTTGCGATGTATTTCACTGGATGATTGAAATGAAGATCTTGGATGAGTTCGTTACTTGGAATATTCTTTTGCACTTGAAAAATCAACATTTCATGATCGCGACTGGCAACGGTACCGCGTTCCTCGTTATCCAAATAGTAATAGTTGCTGTGGGCTGACCATTTATAGTTTTCAGCATCCGGACCCCAGTGAATTCTAATTTCGACGTTATGATAATTCAAGGCGACCAATGGTAACGCACTTTGTGGACTTTCACAAAAGAAGAAACGAAGAGGATAAAAATAGGAACGAGCGCTCGATCCCGGGTGAGCTCCATTTGAGCTCTTTGAAACATTGTTAGCAAAGGTGTCGATGGCAATCTTTTCCGTAAAGATTGAATCCTGTGTATCGACGACTTGACCCCCAATCAAAAGCTCGACGTAATCAATAAGTCTGGACCAATCTGGGTGATCCAAAGCGGCATTGTTATCATCGATCGTGAAGTAGGTGTATCCCAATAGATCACCTGTTTTTTCGAAACGAATCGTAGACATGGAATTACCATTCACAGCCCCTTGTATTGTCTGTTTTTCGACGGTCTGTGAAAAGTTGGAATGTCTCTTGAACGTCGAACTGAAAAACGATATTTCTGGCTTTCCCATGATATGTTCATCTTGAGCACCTATAGCGATCAATTTCACTATTCCGGATGACATATTTTACAATAAGGAAAGGTTTAAATTAAGTTCGACTTCCTGCACACAAATCTAAAAACTAAAAAATTATTACCTGTCGAAGCGGTGATCGTATTACCATCTTCATTTCTAATCGTGATCGCGAGTCTATCCAATTTACGAATTGGATCCAAATATTGCTGAGCAACCAAATAGTCATCCTTGAATGAAATCACCTGATCACCACTCGTCGCCGTGGTATCACTCACCAAAGATGCAAACGAATTTCGTAAAACAGAGAGACCCGGTTGAGAAGATGTCGACAACGGGGGATCCTTCGTCGCTCGATCAGAGAAATTACTGTCGAGTTCTTCAATCGAAATATAACAATGCTCTGTCGTGTAGACCGTATTTATACGAGCCGCAAGAAGACGAGCCTGAACAACATTACGAAGTGGTGTGTTAAGATAGGCAGTGAAAGAGTTCGCGCTCGATTGACCAATCGTATCCACTGTAATCGTATGATACTCGTATTCAGAATCTGGAACTTCAAGTCTAATGGCAGACACCGACGTCATTTACAGTACACTTAGATTAAAGATCCACCAATTCCGCCAATGATGGCATAGTTGGCCTGATCACGCACCAACTGTTCAGACTTACAGAGACCACCCGGTGTCAACGCTTTCGTGTAGGTGCTCCCTTCCTTTGTGTGACCTGGGGCACACTCGAGCTTGTGTTCGAGTTCGAACAAGGAATCTTCATTGATCGGTTCAATCTCGATCGGTCTGGGCTGGTAATAGCTGATCGCCACACGCTGGATCAGGAACAAGATGGCCACAAGGCTAATCGCTATCAGGATGATATTGCGGTTGAACTTCATTTTATTACTAACTAATATTTTTTATAAAGTGCGTTAAAGATACCGGTTTAGTTTCATTATAAAGAGTAGATGGACGAAGAGATTATCCTCGATCGTGGTGATACCGAAATCCTGAAGCTCGATGAAAATGAACAGGCCCTGATGGATGAAATTCAAATTTCTACACCGGTCCGACAACCACAACCGCGTCGACGACCCACACAACAGTATCGACCGGTTATACAACAACAGGAAGAAATTGACGCTTTTGCCAACCCCAACAAACAGGCGGCTCCCCCAAAGGCTCCAGCGGAAGAAATTGATTATGGTGAACAAGAGCCGTACTACGACGATGAAGACGACGACGCTCCGGTGTATGCCGAAGAACAACCCTCAAAAGGGTACACATCCGTTGACGAAGAAAAGGCGGATCTCCTGAATAAATTGAACCGTCTCGAAAAGAAGGGTGTTTCTATCAATAAACGTCTCAATATGTATTCTGGAATTGATGAAATCAGAACAGAAGTCAAGAGAATCACGTATGGTATTGAAGTTGACCAATCGATCAAGTTTTCCCGACGCATGTTGGTCGCATGTGTGACTGGTCTCGAATTTATGAATAAACGTTACAATCCGTTTGAAATTCAGCTCGAAGGTTGGTCAGAATCTGTCATGGAGTCGGTGGAAGACTACGATACTGTTTTCGAAGAACTGTATGTGAAGTATCGCAACAAGGTCAACGTCGCTCCAGAAGTCAAGCTCATCATGATGCTCGGTGGTTCTGCGATGATGTTCCACTTGACAAACAGTATGTTCAAGGCGGCGATTCCAAACATGAACGACGTCTTGAAACAGAATCCAGATCTCGTGAAGAATATGATGTCTGCGGTTCAGAATACAACCACACAATCCCAGGTTCCGAGTGATGGTTCTTACGAAATGCAGGGACCCGGTATCGATATTTCTAGTTTGATGGGTGGTATCATGATGCCGCCTCCACCACCGATGAATACAAAACCGTTAGAAACTGTCCGCGAAGATCCACCGGCCATCGACGACGATGCCGTATCGGACATTGTCTCCATTTCTGGGGAATCCACAGGTGGTGAAGTCAGGGAAGTGAACGTCAGTGGATCCAAGAGAGGCAGAAAGAAGAAGACCGAAATTAATCTTTAGGTATAATATATAATGATAGGTTACTGTCCCATTGAGGAAGAACCAGTCGCTATACCCAGACCAAGACGGGTTGTAGGGAATCAGAAAACGTCTGAAGACACAGAGTGCAACTATGTTGTTATGTTCTTCATCGTTGGTGTCCTCACACTGGCCTTGATGGACACATTGGAAAAGTAAAATCGTTTTTGCCATGTTTTTTGTAAAAGCATGGGAAAAAGGACTATCGTTCACTCAATTCTTTGATGGCTTCGATAAGAAGACCGACCATGTTACCGTATGCGACGTCTGAGCGTGCCTATGTCAAATCTTTTTCAATACGGGTTCAATCACATGAGAACAATTTGGTATGATGGAAAATATGCTTTATTAAATACATACACAAATCTTACCAAACCCGACATCAAGTTTGGTAAGATTTATAAAGTATTTCAGAATTGTGACTAGGGTGCTAAAGGTTTTGTAGGGTCATGTTCATATGAGAGAATGAGTGACTCCTTGGTGGCACCCACGGGCATGGTACCTTCGGTGAAATGGGTTTGAATCGTCTTATAACAGACATTACAGAGATCCAAAGTGACGGTTGCAGTTTGGTCTTCATTCACGTCGAGGTTGCTCGTGCAGCAAATGTAGTATTAGCTAAGCGTATTTTCAAATGTGCTGAGACGTGCGAGGGTTGTATCAACTTGAGAATATTACCAATCACATTCTAAATTAATTAGTTGGATTTTCCAAAACCTTGATTCGTTCGTGGAGTTCTTGATTTGATTTAATAAGATATGGTATAAGGTTTGTGTAGTTTACACTCGCCGCAGTCGTTCCCCATCCAGCGGCGTCGTAATCGGGGTCTTGTTGGATGTCATCTGTTTCCGTGATAGGTTTCTCTTCTGCCGGTGACGCGTCATCTGATATATCAACTATATACCGAAGTTCTGGACAATCATACCATATATCTTGGGCTATTAAACCGCTTTCAATATTGGATTCGGTACTTAAAGTTCTCGCGATCCACGGTTCGTCGGTGTTTAACGTATTTGGTTTAATAATGTCGCGATCAACGTATGTACGTGTCTTACTACAAAATACAGTGTTGTTTTCTTGAATATTAGAATATTCGTCATCGCTTATCACGTGATATATAAATTGTCTCTTTGTATATGTTTGTGGTTTTAACTTGTTAATAATACCCGTTGCATTGTCAATTAAAATTTCATCAGATTTTACTCTATCATCTGAAAGTGTACTTTCAGCATTACGATATACAGTAGCAAAATACCCATTCTGAAAATAAAACACTGATGTACCAAGTCTCGTATTTCCTTGGTTAAAGGGTACTATATCGGTGTACGCTTGGGCATTCATAGTAATATATAAACCCCCCCAGAAATCTCCGTAGGCTGTTGAAAATTCTTGACTTCTCCATTTATTACTTATCAAGTACGTTTGAGTGCTTACGTCACCACCACAATTTACGTCACCACCACAATTTACGGTACCAAATGAACCGGTCGTACCAGTCGCATTACCGGATAGACTTCCACTGAAAGTGGTAGCGGTTGCGGTCCCACCACAATTTACGGTACCAAATGAACCGGTCGTACCAGTCGCATTACCGGATAGACTTCCACTGAAAGTGGTAGCGGTTGCGGTCCCACCACAATTTACGGTACCAAAAGAACCGGTCGTACCAGTCGCATTACCGGATAGACTTCCACTGAAAGTGGTAGCGGTTGCGGTCCCACCACAATTTACGGTACCAAAAGAACCAGTTCCAGACGTCGTTACTGTATTCAACGTGGCGGTGCCACTGCAGTTCAAGGTCCCGAAGGAGCCGGTACTACCCGTCGTGGTTCCACCGCAGTTCAAGGTCCCGAAGGAGCCTGTTCCAGACGTCGTTACTGTATTCAACGTGGCGGTGCCACCGCAGTTCAGGGCCCCGAAGGAGCCGATACTACCCGTCGTGGTTCCACCGCAGTTCAAGGTCCCGAAGGAGCCGGTACTACCCTTTGTAGTTCCACCGCAGTTCAGGGCCCCAAAGGAGCCGGTACTACCCTTTGTAGTTCCACCGCAGTTCAGGGCCCCGAAGGAGCCGGTACTACCCGTCGTGGTTCCACCGCAGTTCAAGGTCCCGAAGGAGCCTGTTCCAGACGTCGTTACTGTATCCAACGTGGCGGTGCCATTACATTGTAAATTTCCACCAAAAGACCCATTCAAACTGGCAACGAGTGTACCATTGATTTGTGTGTTACCACCGAATGAAGCTGTGCTACCCAGTGTGGTAGCTCCCGCCGCTTTTAAAGTCCCTCCAAAGGATCCATTACCAGTTGCAGAATCCACTTTAAATTTGATTACACTATCCTCATATATTTCTATATCATCGTGCCCCTGAATACTACCAACAACTGTTAAACCACCCGCAAAAGAACCCGTGCCATCATTTCTAAGTTCAATCTTTTTATCCGGTCCACTGTGCATTATAAAACTTTCACCGTACATAAGCATTTTGGAACTTAAGGTCATATCACCCGAAAAAGACGACGTACCATCATCCAGGATTTGAGCCTTTGTCACACCACCGTTTTTCACATAAAGGGAACCATCGGTGGTCAAAGTATTGTTGATTTGCATCGCGCCTGCGAAAGAAGAAACACCTTGATTACTTATCGTGGCCAACACAGAAGTTCCACCCACATTCTTAATGTTTATCGTTTTATCAAATAGATTTACATCGCCGTAAGCACTTATAGCGCCATTTGTGACTAAGCCACCAGCGAAAGAAGCCGAACCATCGTCGAGGATTTGAGCCTTTGTCACGCCACTATTTTTAACAAAGAAAGATCCATCGGTTGTGAGGTTATTGTTGATTTGCATGACACCCAAGAATGACGACGTACCATCATCCAGGATTTGAGCCTTCGTCACACCACCAGCCTTCACATAAAAAGAACCATCCGTGGTTAAAGTATTATTGATTTGCATGGCGCCACTGAATGAAGATGTTCCATCTGTGCCATTGATTCGTGCCATTTCGGTGCCACTATTTTTGTAATAGACTGTACCGTCGAATGTCGCGTTATCATTTACCTGCATGACACCCAAGAATGACGACGTACCATCATCCAGGATTTGAGCCTTTGTCACACCACCGTTTTTCACATAAAAAGAACCATCTGTGGTTAAAGTATTATTGATTTGCATGGCACCTGCAAACGAAGACGATCCCCCAACAGTTAGTGTACCCGCAAACGAAGAGTTACCGGACGTATTACTGAACAAAATCTTGGTCGACGTTCCATCTATAAGTTTCAAGTCGGTAGTCACGTGAACATCACCGTCTTTCAATATGAGAGCGGACGTCTTCACGACTTCATGTGTCGCCACATTCGAACCGAGTATATGAATCACATTAGAGTTGTCTTCTTGGATCGGTGCTATGTACAGTGATCTATCTCTCACCGGAGTCAATATTTCTTCATTGCCGATAGCTGACATGACAATTGTACCATTTTTTGCTTGTGCGGCGGATGTGTAATTTGTTGAGTTATAACCTATAGTTATGGAGTAATCCCCTATGTATGCACCCGAATCCTTACCGACCACAGTAGATTCTGAACCAATACCACCGAGACCGGAATCTTTACCGATGATAACACCAGCTGTACCGTATTGTTTATTGATTATATTTCCAACGTCGGTTGTAAGTTGTTGTATGTCGCCGAAGTTTTGAATGCCACTAAGATCACCTTCGATTGACGTGATGCGTCCTTCGACGGTGTCAATGTTATTCTCTATTAGGACGACGTTGGCTTGTAATTTGGATATATTGGAAAAGTTTGTGGATACGTTTGATTGCAATTCCGATACGTTAGCTTCAATCGAAGAAACATTTGATTGTAGAGTAGTTACATTGGAGAATGTATCAGATAACACGAGAGCGTTAGCTAAATGCACATCTTCTAGAATACTGAGACGCACGGCATTTGATGTGTGATCTGTGAGAAGATCATCGAAAGCGGTTGTATCGGGATTCAGGTTATTTTGTATTAAAACACCGTCGATACGAACAATATCTGCTTGAGATGCTGTAATATTTGAAAAGTTATTTGACACATGTAAAATTGTACGGTCTAATGCAGCAACAAATAGATCCTTTTCCAATACATCCGTCTTTGTTGCTGTGCGATCGATAATCGTGCGTTCACCATCAGTATCGAGGCGATTAATAATCAACTCCCGAACTTGGGTCGTTTTACCAACCATGGTATTCTACATTAGTTTCCGAATAAAATTCCAGCCATTCCGTCCTGGATACGCAACACGTTATAGTTAACTACGTATATTCGTATTTTTTCTCCAGATCGGCTTGTTCCTAACACTACATTTCTTAATTGGAGATTTGCGTTATCGAGTCGACTGAAGTTACACGTACCCGTTGATTTATATTCGGATGCATTCAAACAAAAATGATACGCGTAGTACCTGGTGTAAAACGGGGTATTGTATTCTTCGTGAAATGCAGAAATACCAAATTCGGAGTTGAAGTAATTCTGAACTGAATGAAAGTACGTCGGGGACATACCTTCCAAGAGATGTGTACCATTCAAAAGAATGTCTGCTGTATCGAATGTAAAACGATCCGAAGCAACATTATCGGATAATGTGGGAATACCGAAAAATAATGATTTCACGGGGTGATTAAAGTTGGAAATATCTATGTCATTATAACCCTGAGTCATATTTTCCTTAATTGATTGAGTTTGTGTGATGATAAAGTCCATTTTGTTGGATGTAAATTTCTTTCTCTCTGGTGCGTCGAGGAATGCATAATGGCCGTATAATTTAGCGCTCACGGGCGTAGCTGTCTCGACAAAATTGACCCTCACTTCAACCTGGTGATATTGAAGAGCTACGATCGGAATGTATGAGTTTTTGTTATTAAAAAAGAATGGCAGTGGTAAAAAGTTTGTATTCGTGACTGAGCATTTGTTGTTTATTTCCTGAGACTTTGTGTAGGTGTCTGCGAGGTAATTTTGATAAACGTCACTCACAAAATCGAATGGTTGGGAGTCTATTTTTTGACCACCTATATAGAGATCTATTGTCGCCCCTTGGAATGCGTCGACGAGTTCGTTACCTTCGAACCAAAGCCCTGTAAGAAGATCACCATGGACTGGTATGACACAAGAATCGTCTGCGAGTGTGAATTCTCTAATGAATCGAGGAGCTTGGGCGAAGTTTGTGTGCCTAGAATATTTAGACGAGAACAATGATGTTCCCTCGCCACTCGTAAAAAATACATCTTGAGCACCTTTGGCGACGAGTTGTATTAATGCACCAGACATATCTAGTAGTGTCACAGATTATAAAACTAAACACTTTCCCTGGAAAGGGGTTTCTTCGTCGTCTTTGTCTAAATTCAAAGTTATATTAAAACCACCTTGTTTATAAACTCGAAGACGTTTTTTGTACATAGCATGTAATATACACCATTGATCCACTATGTCGTATATCTGAGGATTGTTTTGTTTACCTGGCGTTTCTCGCATGACCCGACCAATAGATTGTTGGATGTCGGATTTTGGCGTGGCCAAAATGACGGTATCGAGTGTCGGTATATCTAAACCTTCATGAGCTTGGCTAAAAGTTGCGAAGATGATCTTCTTTTTAGAAGACGCTTCGAGATCTGCTTCTTTCATACCACCCATATAGAGACCCGAACTCTTGGGAAAGCATTGGTGTAAAAATTCACAATGTTGTCTACGATCACTGAGTACGAGTAACTGTCTTGATCCCGCAGAGGCTTTTTTAACTAACGCAACAAGCATTTTGTTTCGAGTACGATGTTCTACGAGTTCTGTGATCATATTGACCAATGATATAGTTCCTGTTCTCGTACACGGTGGTGGATTTCTAAACATGGGACACTCAAACACGACCGGAAATACATCAACCTGTTCTTGATTTTCGCGTTCGACAGCAAAGAATATAGGACCCATAAACCAATGAAGAACTTTAGAGAGACCATCTTTACGAACGGGTGTCGCCGAGAGACCAAATATGTGTTTAGGGCACATCTTAAACAGAGATTGACTAAATACTTTAGCACATATGTGATGTGCTTCATCCACAATCACAGTTCCAATACTTTCAAAGTCTCCAAATGAATACTCTTTGAGTGACAATGATTGAAGCATGGCTATTACAAAATCACACTCAACTTCCTTCTTATTTTGTTGAACCAAGCCTATCGTCGCGCCTGGACAAAACTGTTTAATTCTTTCTCTCCATTGATTGGCTAAAAATTCTTTGTGTACGATGATCATTGTCCGATATCCGAGTTTACACGCGATGGCCAGTGATACGGTTGTTTTACCGAACCCACACGGCAAAGATAAAACACCGTGACCAGCTTCAAGTGCTTTCGTGAGAGCTTCATTTTGATGTGTTTCATCTCTGAGTTTACCATGAAATTTGAGATTAACACGGTGTGGTTCTGGTCTACGATCTTCTTTTGGTTTACCAAACTTGTCTTCAGCAAAGAATCGGGGTATACATATACCACCCTTCTTTCCTGGTTTGTAAACTTTAAAAGGTGGTGGTGGATAACCAAATTCTGTATTGATGACCGGTCTCACGGTGAGCTCTTTCCGAAGTTCAGGCGTTGGATCACTCACAATGTACCCAGACCTACTCAACATACTGATTTAAAGACTAAAAACTTTAATTTAGTATAAATGCCGACTCTTAACGTCAACGATAACATCACCAAGATTAGACAAACTATTGATGAAATGACTCGTGAAATTCTTCGCCTTGAAGGATCCCTTCGTGTTTTCTTGGGATTCAAGGAGAATGGTTTGACGGAAGTTGAAATGCCCGAAGCCGAAGCCGAAGCCGAAGCCGAAGAAGTCATCGAAACGAAGTAAGTTTCCACGAATACCCATGGTGTTCACCAACTGACCACAATCCCATATATTCTATGTCGACTTCAATTTCATCACCCTTTATAAGAGATTGCAAGGGTCTCGTACCCATATTTTTAGACATCACTCTCCTATATCGGAATGGAACTTTAACAGTCAAAACTCTTCCATCTATCTCATGCTTTGATCGGACTCGATTTACCACGGTATCTGGTAAAACTATTCGTATATACTTTTTGTCATTATGATCATACATGGGTTCATAGATGACGGCTACGAACTTCATGATCTTCTACGATATACAAATATGATAAGCAAAACTATAAGTAGTGTGATGATGTGTGTAATCATAAATGGTTCGTATGGTTTTCTTGTTCCGAATTGTTTACTGCAAAAGGAGCGACCAACTTCCACAGCCGCCTCGAGACTCGAGTACGGTGTCTTTCGGGGTGACATCATTCCACACATCGCAACCTTCTTGGAGTTGCCAAAGAATGGGAGTTCACCTTTCAAACTGAGAACACCCGACGACTGATCAAATATCCACTGCGTTCCATCCCACGACGCGCCCCACCCGAAACGAATGGTCTTTGGTTGAACGAGACCTAACTGATCGATAACCTTTTCAACCAACTTTTCTTGATCCATCTTCAAAACTTCCTCAGTCAGATTACAAATGACACACGATATAGTTTTTTTGTCCGGAAGAACGACCGGTTGAAGATTAAGTTCGGTATCCATGGCGTACTGAAGATCACTTGGAATGTCCATCTCTTCTTCGTACTCTAATATGACATTGATAGCTCCGTATGTACTCGGCTCCAACTTTTCTCTGGCATCTTCACCCCAATTATCTTTGATGAGTTGAATGGCTGGACTATTGTCGACACACAAAATCAAAAATCCATCTTTGATCACCATACCACTTTTGAATTGAGCGGCAAAGCCATTATCCAAGTACATGACGTCTTGAAGTTCGGATCCAAAATCAAACTTTACACCCACGTCAACCAATGCTTGTTGCATGGCGTCACACATGACTTTACCCGAAACTTTTTGTGTGTACTGTTTCGAAAGTCCGACGTGGTCAAAACTTTTTACAAATTCATATGCGGACATGACATCCCACGTCACACCATCCATGATGAGTGTCAAGGCTTTGATTAATTTTTCA